AGTCTGGCTCCACGACAATCCAGAAGGTGGCTGGACCATCGAACAAAAGCAGCACGTTTCGCACGTTCTTGAGCAGAACAAAAAGATGCGTGACAATTGGCAGAAAGGCCAGCTTTTGGGGAATACGCAGCGGCACTGGCAACAGGTGGCTGATATTCCGGCGTCCATTTACCTCGAATTAAAAAACAAATTTGGTGAGCCAAAAGATAACCCCAAAGAGTGGCGGAAATGGCTCAACGATTATGACAATCGGTTTTTTAGGACTGGTGGTGGACATATCTAATGGCAATCCTAACGTACTCTGACCTACAGACCTCGATCGCGAGCTTCCTCGCGAGAACGGACCTGACGGCGCAAATCCCTGACTTTATTAAGCTGGCCGAAAGCCGTATGTCGCGTGAGCTTGAAACGCGCTCGCAAGAAAAGCGTGTGCAGGCGACCCTGACTGCCGGTAACGAGTACATAAGTCTGCCTACCGATATGCGCGAGATACGCAGCGTCAAGCTCAACACCTCGCCGCTAACCATTCTGGAATACAAAAGCCCGACCCAGATTGACTCTGATTATTCGACAACCGGCCTGAACAAGCCGGACGCATATTCGGTTGTTGGGTCTGACTTAAAATTGCGCCCTGTGCCTGACTCTGCCTATGTCGCTGAAATTATCTACATCGGCGATATTGAGGCTTTGTCAGCCACAAATACTACCAACAACATCCTAACACGCCACCCTGACGCCTATCTGTCGGGATCGCTGGTCGAGGCGTACACCTATCTAATGGATGAGCAAAGGGCGCAAGTTTACGACCAGAAATTCAGTCGGGCCATTGAAGAAATCCGCAAGGACGAGCAAAGAGCGCAATACGGCTCCGGCACCCTAAAAATCCAGTCCATCTACCAACGCCAAAATTCAGGAGTATAAGCTATGTCAGCTATGTCTGATTACCTTGAAAATGCCTTTTTGGATCATTTCACTGGCACCGCGTCAACAAGTGCGCCTGCCGCCGTATATCTTGGCCTTTCGACAGCTTCCATGAATGACGATGCTTCCGGCACAGAATTATCCGGCAGCAACTATAGCCGTAAAGCCATCACTTTTGCAGCAGCGTCTAGTGGCAGCATCGCGAGCAACGCAGCGGTGGAATTTGACGCAGCGACAGGCTCGTGGGGGACGGTGACTCATTGGGGTATTTGGGACGCATCAACGGCCGGAAACTTGCTGTTTCATGGCGCGTTCACAACCGGCAAAGCAATCGCAAGCGGAGACATTCTGAAAGTAGCATCTGGCCAACTGACAATCTCTGCTGACTAAGGAGCAGAATTATGGCGTTGGGCATTCCCAATCTTGACCAGATTACAACGGCGCTTGACAGCATTGTTGGGTCGCTGGACAGCACTGATGATCTGCACAAGGTTGAGTGGTCCAACCCGACAGTGGACCAGCTTGATAGCTGGGCAACAACGCTTGAGGGTTTAGACAGTTTTGGCACGATGGATGCGCTGTCGACCCTCGCGGTTTTGCAGGCGTCTGGTTCAGCAAGTTGTGCGGCAACAACCACCGCTGAAATTCAGTTTGCGATTGAGTTTGACAGTAGCGTTTCGGTTGCTGCAACAGCCACCGCTGATTTTACGCCGATCCGGCAAATGGACGCAGGCGTTGCCAGCATTGGTACGGTTACAGCCACCGCCACCGCAATATTGCAGCCCATCGCAACCGGTACGGTATCGGCAGCTGCAACAGCGGCGGCAATCCCTGTTCGCCAGCTTGTTGCAAGTGGTGCTACTACAGCCACAAGCAGCGCTACCGCAAATCTGATTTACTACAACACCGCCAGCGTTGCGACAGCGGCCACAATCACAGCCGCCGCAACAGGAACATTCGTTGATGTGGCAACAGCCAACTGTACTGGCAGCGGCGACGTGACGGCAAAAATACTTGGCGAAGATTGGGCAGACATACCTGACACCGCCGGAACTTGGACTGACGCTACCGGCGCATCGCTGGTTTGGCAGACGCAGACAACCTCAACAGGGACTTGGCTAAGTCAATGATAAAATTTGGTGAATGGTTGCCTGATCAGCCTGATTTGCAAAACAGGGGTGTGACGGTTGCAACTAACGTCATACCGGCCGCTAACGGATATAGAAGTCTGGACGGCTTCAGCGCCGTGTCGAATGCTGGCACCAGCACTTTGCGTGGTGTTTTTGCCGCAAAAGATGCAAGCAGCAACGTGGCTCTGTTTGCTGGCGATAGTGGAAAGCTGTACCAGTTTAACGCAGGCACATCTAATCTTGATGACGTTAGCAAAGTTGGTGGTTACACATTAGCCGATGGCGAGTATTGGCGGTTTGTGCAGTTTGGCACATCTGTAATCGCAGCGGGTGGTGCTGGTGAAACGCCACAATCGTGGACGCTTGGCTCATCTTCTGCTTTTGCTGATTTAGCCGGTAGTCCGCCTAAAGCTGATTTTATCGCTGTTGTGCGCGACCAAGTTTGGGTCGCTAACATTGATGAAGGTTCTGGCCGTGTGCCTTACCGCACAAGATGGTCTGCAATCAATGATGAAACAGGCTGGACCGTAGGCACAGATCAGAGTGACTTTCAGGACATTCCTGACGCCGGAGCGATCACAGGTTTGGTCGGTGGCGAATATGCAGTCATTTTGTTGGAGCGCGGTATCGCTGTCGCACAGTATGTCGGCTCGCCGCTGATATACCAAATCGACAGAGTTGAGACTGCAAGGGGCTGCAACTATTCCGGCTCTGTTGCGTCTATTGGGAAGCTGGTTTTTTACTTATCTGATGATGGGTTTTATGCTTTTGATGGACTGCAGAGTTCGCCCATCGGAGCTGAAAAGGTCAATAAATGGTTCTTTGATGACTTCAACATTGCACACAAAGAAAAACTGACCGCTGCCGTTGACCCGACTAACCAGATTGTTGTCTGGTCGTATGTGTCGAACAGCGCAACATCTACAACCCCTGACCGGCTTTTGATTTACAATTACGCGGTCGGCCGGTGGTCCATAGCCAATGTTGAAAACGACTTGGTGGCACCGTTTTTTACAGCAGGCTACACCCTTGAGGCGCTTGATAATCTGGCAAGCAGTATTGACGCGCTGCCCGCATCACTTGACAGCGCTCTTTTCAAAGGCGGCTCTTTTCTGTTCGGCGGGAGTTTGAATAACAAAATTTACAGCTTCAGCGGCGCAAAACTAGAAGGTTTGATCGAAACTTCAGAGCTAAGTTTGTCGCAAGGCCGACACACTGTTGTCACGCGCACTGTGCCATATTTCAGAAAAGGCTCTGTGACTATGCAAATAGGAATCAGGGACAGGCAAGACGATGCTGTTGTCTACGACAGCGGTTCAGCACTGACCGATGAGGGGTTTTGTGAACACCGCCAGCAAGGCAGATTTCATCGCGCAAGAATGAACCTGACCGGAGAGTGGGAGTTCGCGCAGGGCTTAGATATAGAGGGCCGTCCACTTGGCAGACGTTAACTTTCGCAGACTGCCGCAAGTCGCATCTGACGGGCGTGAGATCAGTCAGGTGGTCAACAACATATTAGATGGCAAGCTGAACTCGACAGGCAGCGTCACATTGACAGCAAGCGCCGCTTCAACAGCCGTGTCTGAAGCCAGAGCAGGCTATGACAGCGTGATCCTGTTCATGCCAAAAACGGCCAATGCCGCCGCCGAACAAGCAGCGGGGGGCTTTTATGTAAGCAGTCGTGGAAAGCAAACCTTCACGATCACTCACGCAAACAACGCGCAAACGGACCGGACCTTTGACTACATCGTCATTGGCTGAGTGGGCGCGTTGCACACCATATATCGAGGCTGCTCTCGAATATGCAAATGGAACGCACACTATCGCGGACGTTTTGCGTCTTGTGGCTGAAGGCGAGGCCCAGTTTTGGGCCTTCCCAGACGCAGCGATTATAACAGAGGTTATAAGATACCCGCAGCGTGTCGCTCTCCGGTTTTGGCTTGCAGGCGGCAATCTGGACACGCTTTCGGAAGCCGAACCGAAGGTGATTGAGTGGGGCAAGAAGTGGGGCTGCGATGCAGTCGAAATAATCGGACGGCGTGGCTGGCACCGCGCTTTAGAAGGCTATCAAGCCAAATCAACCATAATGGTGAAGGACATTTAAGATGAGCAAAGGCGGCGGACAAAAGACGGTCAACACTCAAGTTGAACCGCCCTCATACGCAAAACCATTTCTGGAATATGGGCTGTCAGAGGCCAAAGACCTCTACACCAGTGGAAAGCCAGCTTATTACACTGGTAGCACAGTCGTTGGCTTTAGCCCTGAAACAGAGATGGCGCTGACCGGCATTCGGAATGAGGCAACCGATCCGAACAGCATGACCTCTCAAGCGCAGGGCATTGTCCAGCAGAACCTGATGGGTACTAACCCGCTTTTGGCTGCGGCTTTCCAGCCTGCGATCAACAGTGTGATGAGCCAGTTTGCAAAGGCCGGTAGGTACGGTTCTGGTGCAAACCAGCAAGCCCTCGCAACGGCCCTCGCTCCGCTGGCTTATCAGGCCCAGCAAGATGCTCTGGGACAGGCGCCGCAAGCCGCGCTGATGGATGAGCGTTTGTTAACCGGTGTTGGCGAGGCTCGCGAAGGTATGGCGCAGGCAGAATTGCAAGACAACATCAACCGGTTCAACTTTGAGCAAAACCAGCCAATGACAAACCTTCAGAACTACATGGGTCTTGTCGGTGGCGGTACGGTCGGCAGCAATACCATCCAGCCTGTTATGCGTAACTCAGCGGCGTCCGCTTTGGGTGGCGCTCTGGGCGGCGCTCAACTTGCCAAAAATCTGGGATTTGATAGCAGCATGGGCGCCATTGGTGGTGGCCTGCTTGGCTTGATGTAGGGGGGCAACATGGGTATCTATGACTATCTTAACCAAGACCCCTACGCTTTTATGGCGCGGCCTCGTAACGCTGCGCCCGATTTTGTAAGGGTTCCGATGCCTTCACGCCCTTCTGGTTTGCTGGGGAATGTTGGGCAAGACCCACGCTTGGCTCCGAATATGGCTATGCCGTCAAACGCCAGCCCATATTTGCCGGTCGCAACCAGACCCAACACAAGCGCAACCGTAACAGCCGCAACTGCGCCTGCCCCTGCTGGCGGAGCTACGCCGATGGTGCCTATCAGCACACGCGCACCGAACACGCCGAATGTTTTGCCCCAGCCAAAGCCACCAAAGCCATTTACCCCAATTCCAAACGCTGGCACTCGTATGGCTGGCCCAACTATGGCGCAGATGCAAGCTGCAGAGGCCCAACGGCAGGCAACCGAAAAGCCAGCCGAAGAAGGCGGTCTTTTGGGCAGCGGATTTGACGACCCACGTTCAATGGGCATCATGGCCGCAGCACAAGCGCTCCTAAAGGCAGGCGCCCCTGTTGTCGGCAAGCCAGCCCCATCGCTGGGGTCTGCTTTGGGTGACGCGCTTGGCGCTTTCCAAACTGGTCGCACGACAGGCCAGAAGGCCATTGACGATAAGGCAGAGCGCGACTTCAACAAGAAGTATAAAGAGCTTCAGATGACGCAGATGGAGCGCAGCCTCAATACGCCAAAGTATGAAGATGTCGCTGGCGGCGCCTTCACTCGCGTTACCGATCCTGTAACCGGCGAGCGCACACTGATCCAGAACGATAAAGTGATGGATTATTTGCTCAAGTCAAAAACCAAAAACGTCAACCTCAAGTTAAGTGATAAGCAGATTGAGGACCAAACAGAAGATTTGGATAGCATCTCAGCGCGAAACTTTATCATTGATGACGCCGACTCATTCATCGACATGATTGAAAATGACCAACTGGATTTTGGTATGTTTGAAAACGCCCGTGACAGCTTGGCTTTGTCTACAGGCATGGGTGACGTTCAAGAGGCGAGAAACTCTCAAGCATTTACGCGTTTTGTAAATCGCTTGCGTAATGAATTGTTACGGATGGCAAAGGGCGTTCAGACAGACGCAGATGCTGAACGCGTCCTGAATGAGATGGTCACCGCATACGAGTCCAATGATAAAGAAGCGGTGCGCCAAGCCCTGCTTGAAATGCGTAAAATCCAAACTCGCGCAATCCAGAACACAAAAGCAAAAGTCCAAAACAGGCGCAAAGAAAAAGGTCTTGGAGAATATGACTTTAGCGGTTCAGCAGCCGATGGTGTTGGATATTCAGTGGTAGAG